CTTACTGTTAACGTAAAGTCCAAACCAAGCCGCGCCCGCGCCGACAATCACCGAGACGAAACCGGCCTGAGCGTTATTCGGCTCCGGCAGCGCCATAAACCAGGTGCAGGTCTTATAGAACACCAGCATATAGCTCAGGATCAGCAGGCGCGGGATTACGCGCCACGCGTCAAGCTGCTGAGGTGTCATCCGCCAAAGCCCTAAAACGTGCCGTGAGCCGCTTGGCTCTATTAGGCACCTGATCAAACCAGCGGCTGTCTTCCGCCTCTGCGGCTACAGTCAGCCACGCCTTCGGGTCTTCCATAGCCTCAGCCACGGCAGCCCACATTTTCTTGAACTTGTTGAAGCGCGGATAGCCGAGGTTAAACGTCATGTTGCACAACGCCAACGCGCCGTCAGGATACTTGAGGTCAAGCTCGTTGAAGTCGACGCCGACGTTTTCACACAGGCGGCGGCAATCCTCAACCGTCACGGCAATGTCGAGGTTGAACGCCTTACGCACGCGGTCTTCAGAGACCTCAGTGCCGACCGGCAGGCCGTATTCTGGGTCGTGCTCTTTAATTAAGTGGCCAATTCCGAAAGTTGGGAGATGGAGGTGGTCCAGATATATCTCGAATTTACAGCCCTCATCTTCGGCCAGCTCCTCTCGGAGTGCGTCTCTATTCATCGCCTTACTTGCCTCGCAATTTCGACAGCAGCCGCCCAAGTGTCTGCCTCGTTTTCCGCAGTAAAATGGTGACCCTGCAGCCTTTTACTGAGCTGGTTGACTTGACTGACGTGAAGGAATACGCAGTGACGGTGTTTAATGCCACATAAAGCCAAGATGTCATAGTCCGACCAATCCTTTGTGTTATTCGGTTTTTTCTTATTCTTGCTGCCAGAGCCAAGCTGAAAATGGTAACACGGAGTTCGCTTGCCTTTTTGTAATATAAAGCTCGAAGCCTTAACTTGTATCCTAAGCATCTCGTTATTAGTGTTTGAAATAGCCACTCCATCGAATTTATCCTGTGGTGCAGGGGCATACGCCCACTCTTGTGAGAGGATCGACATTGCCGCGCAGTGTTCGCCAATTAACCCGGTTCTGGTTTCGCTCAATTTTTAGACGCCAGCCATATAACCCAAAAAAATATACCAAAAGATACAATGCCTAACGCCACAATAGCAATAGCCTCTATGACTTTCTGGCGCGCCTCTTGCTGCTTGTAAATCATCTCTTGGCGCTCTTTGCGGATGCGACCTTCTAGCTGGATCAGGTCAGCCCAAGCCTGCGGGCCGTAAGTCATTTGCAGGTATTGTTTAAGCTCGGCGCGCTGGCTCTCCAGCTTCTTTTTGGCGGCGTAAACTTGCAGCGCCTCGCTCTGGACTGCGTCTGCGCCCTTTAGCTTTTTGAATAGCGGCGGGTTTTTCGCCTGCTTTTCGGCTTGGTCAATGTCGCTGGCGGCTTTCATCCAGCGAGACACGTCGCCGATACAGCTCTCCAGCTCACGACCAGCCGACACCATCTGACGGATAGTGTTAAACGCCGCTGTAGCCCCGCTGACGGCTGCTGTGATGGTAATCGGGTCTATGACAACATCCCTTTCTTTAACAAGTCACAACGCCACTTAATCGGCATCAGGTTAGCTATCTCGCCAACCGCCCTAGACATTTCCATAGCACGGTTACGGCACTCTCTCTCGGTGTAATAAGGGCCACGGATATCGTGAAACTCAACGCAGTCTGTTGGTGCGCCTATAACGCAGGCTAACACCACCGCCTTAAACATCAGTCTCTTCGGCTGAGTACCTTGTCGAGCTTATCCTCAACGCGGTGCAAAGCGTCCATTACGTTACGCATATCGGAGCGCACATCGTCCTTTGTGGCGTATTCCTCGCGGGTCTTGTTCAGCAAAATGTTGAGCCGCTTTTGCTCTTTGCTAGTCTCGCTGAGAAACCACGCAAGCCCAGCCACAACCAGGCCAATGAGTGTGTCGATAAGGCTGGTCATCTGCATCAGTCAGCATCCGCTATGGTCAAGGTGCCAGCTTCTACCTGACGCAAGATTTCTGCGTAGTGGCGGTTGGCTGGGTCTAGGGGTACGGACATTTCGATGCCGTCAATGGTGGCTTTCACGCTGTGATTAACACCTTTTTCGGCAATATATTGTGCCGATGTAATATTCATCTCATTCATAATTACAACTCCGCATCCATAGTGGCGTGAAACCTCAAATAAGTAGAGCCGCCTAAGGCAATCCCAGAAACACCGCCAATTGCTCTATTATTCCCTATATATGCAGCACTGCCAGTATAGTTGGTTGAGTCACCACTAACTTGACCAGATGTTCCGTCATTATCATTATAAAGAACAATAGTTGGATTTGATCTCATTGTTACCGGAAAATCCCAAGTGGCTTTAGCGTAACCCTGTTGGGCATCTAACGAATGAAACACTGACCCAGCACTTGTAGCTGTGCCAGGTGCAACCCCATCATTATAGGTTTTAGCATAATACCGCTGACACCTAGCCAACTCATCGCCATAGCTGCGGTGTTCAAACGGCGTGGCTGTCTCGCCTACTTCTAGCTGGACGCCTGTAACTTCAAATGTTGCATTGGCTGTTGTCAACATATTCTGTGCAAAATCGTTTACATAATCAGTAGGGCTTCCTAGTGTTCCCCACTGTTCATTCAGCGGAGACGATGCAACAGTGTAATCTGTTCCGTAATACAAGATAATGAAAAGTCTAAGTCCAATACCATTGTCATTATCAACTGCAATATTTGAATAGCCGGGTATGGTGTGGGTTACTTTTTTCCAAGTATTTGCCGACACCGTGTATTCAAAACCATATAGTTGCTGCGTCCCATCAGTTGAATCAAAAAGAACTGCATATGTGCCAGCAACGCTTGCTTTTACCCAAAAAGACAGCGTTATGAACGATGACGCACTTGTATAATTCCATCCAGATTTTGCAATATTCTGCGCCTCTATATTTTGGTTGATTTCCAAATAATCCGTGGCGGCATTGGTTCCTACGCCAGTTACCTCAATATGATAAGAACTTCTAAATCCATAGGAATATGGTGTGTCGCTAGATGTTAAAGAGTGCTGTGACTGTGTTATTGTTGGGCCGGAAAGATTAGTCTTAAATCTATCAACAGTCTGATAACCACTCGAACTAGATGACGTCCCCCGCTGTGCCATCTGCATCGCACCATTGATGATGAGGTTTTTGTTTGCCTGAAACGCCCCATCAGCAATATCGGCAGTGGTTATCTGCGTTCGAGTACCAAGTAGGTTTGCTAGATTACGGGCGTTGCTCATTTACTTACTCCGGCTTTGTAGGCCACACTACATCGTCAAGCGAGGTGTAGCTGTCAGTGATGTCACGCAGTGCCTGACGGTATGCTGTACGCTCGGCGCTCATCGTAAGGTCAGATGATGCCCACCAGTCGGTAGCCGCAATCAAGCGGTCACGCTCGGCGCGTAACAGCTTCAAAGGCTCCGCTGCATTAAGCTCGGTTAGCTTTGCGTTGACGGTTGCCCAGCTACATCCCCAGTCAGCTACGTTGCTGCTTTCGATAGCCGAGCCGTTTGCGTCAGCGCCCGTAACCTTACGGAACATCTCGTTAAATTCTGCTTCATTTGTTGGCTCACCGCGCAACACCCATTCAGTGATGCCTAGTTCGGTTAAAGCCTCTGATATTGATGCCATTTTGTTTACTCCTGTGTGTCTAAAATTAGGGTCATCCAGCAATCTCCGTAACTGTAATCCAGCTATTGCCACGCTTATTTGCAGCAGCTTGCTGCCTGTTTACACAAAGCGCATAAAGGGCAGTGGTTGATGCTAGAACAACTTGAAAGGTGATTGGTGAAGTTGTGCCTGGTGCGTAAAGGACTTCTTCATACCATTGCAGTGTCTCGCCCACAGAGTTTGAAGAATCTGCACCAAATTGAAATACCCACGCGTTGCTGCTATCTCCAGCAATGGTTGTCCCGTTTGCTTGAACGCCAAAATAACCAGCCGCCGCCCACCAAAATGCACCAACCGAAACACTTGCTGTTACCAAGAATTTACTGGAGGTGCTTGTTGGGGTAAGTGTTACGCTTAAATCTGGAACGCTTACAAAACTGGTGGATGTTGTTGTAAAGGTCACATCTGTCTTTCTAGATTGAGCGACCTGAAGCACACTCCCAGCCACATTCAGCCCTAAGTCAGCCGCCGTCGGTGCTGTACCCGCCGTTGTCTGGATTGTGGAGACTTTCAATATGCTCGTCATTGTGCAATCTCCATCGCTGTTGCAATCGCAATACCATCCCCGCTGGCACCACTACCATTCCATCTAAGAAAACCGCTAGCGTTGTCTTGCTTTATTTCCCAACTATAGGTGATTGCACTAGCAGTGGCGGGGCTGTCTAAATATTCCATTGTCCAAGAAATTGGGGTCCAGCTACCACCCACGTTTTGAAACCCAATTCTGCCGCGTGTCCAAATTACAGTGCCATCTCTTTTCATTCTAAACCCAATATCATTTGTGTTTTGAACAATTCCACCTGCATTGTGACTAATCAATATTTTGCTAGTAGAAAACTTTGGCGTTATCGTTAGTGTTAAAGTAACGGCTGTCCAATTAGCATTGCCAGAGACGATGGTGCTTGTTGATATTTCTGATTGAACAACCTGAACCACATGACCCGGAATCTGCACACCGTTGCCGCTAGTCTTCTCGTTAATGGTATCGACATAGAGCGTACTCATTGTGCAATCTCCATTAGGGTTATTTGCGAATGATTACCGTCTTGCTGCATAGTTACAGTGCCAGCATAAGCAATGCCTTGAAGAGTGTAAGATGTTGAAGCAGTAGTTGCGGGGGCGTCAAAGGCTTGAACAAAAAGACCACCTCGAAACTCTGCGTGTGCCCCTCCGTCATAGGCGTAGGTGTCATAGGAAGTGTTGCTTACAAAAACAATGTCGGTGTTGTTTCTTAAAATGCGAAACCCGAGACCGGTGTCTGAATTACTGTTGAAAAGGCGAAGGTGCGGTCTTACGAGTATTAGTATTTTGCTTGTAGATGATTGAGGTGTGATTGACGCACTTAATCCGCTGTTTGTATAAACCCCATTTGGCATTGTTGTTTGAGTGTTGTATTGATTGAAGACGACTTGCACTACACTACCCGCTGGCAGTGTCGCACCATTGGGAAACGATGGCTTACCTGTGCTTGCGTCAAGCGCAATGCCGCTAGTCCCCGCCGCATTGTTTATCTGGTCTACATTTAATATCGAAGCCATCTATGCCTCACAGTATTGTTAAGTTGCCG